CTTTGAGTTTGAAGAACTTTCTGCTTAGTAAAAGAATCAATTTCATTCTTTTTTAGTTTGCAATCTTGACTGAAAGAATTTAATGTCGTAATCAAAAATAATAAAACAATTTTTTTCATGATTTTTATTTAAATTGATTAATATGAACCTCCTTTAGCTTGAAAATATTCTTTAGTATTTTTAATACTGTTAATTTGTTTTTTGGATAAAGTTACATAGTCTACATAATTATCGCCATATAATTTAATCTTAACGGATTTAGCATCAGCAATGGCATCAATAATGTTCATATTTGAATAATTCACTGGGACATCAATCCATTCTGTAATTCCAGTCTCATCGTTATCCCGTTTGACTTCTTCTGGAATATATTCGAAGTTTTCGCCGTCAATTAAAAAGGCCATTTTTTTTATAAATAGCCAATCATCTTTATGATATTGTAATACAAATCTTAATGTAGACGCAGTTCCGTCTACTTCAGAAAAGTAACAATAAACACCGTTTTGATTTCTATAGTATGGTTTTGCTTTCGGTTGAACCCAGGTATTTGATTCAAACTCATCCTTCTTAGATACAAAAAGACTTTTTAGATTCTTGATTTTAACGCTATCAAATTTTGGTTTAAGTGATTCTGCGCTTATTGAATCCGAAATCAAAGTGGCAGTTGAGTCAACTTCTTCTGAATAATCATAATTTTCAGAATTAGAATTTTTACAACCAATAAAGGCTGACATTAAGCAAAGAAAGGTAATTTTTTTCATGATTTTTATTTATATCCGATTACTATTTTAATTGAAATATTTGAACCTTTTGTTATCTCGCTCACGTATGCAATGTTTTCTTTAAATAGAACATCTTGAACTTCGGCAGTAAAATAAGCTGGAACGTAACCTATTAAGTATCCATTACATTCGACTTTAATTGCATTTTGATCAAACCGATTATTTGGTTCTGGAACTAACTTTACTAAATCGTATTGATTTGTATAATTTAAAATAGGATACAAGTAATCTGACCAATTACCACCAACAACATAAAAATCTATTTTATTCGGATAATCTGATACTTTAATGTCTAAAGTTTTTCTCTCTATCAATTTAGAATTTGCTGGTGTAGAACTTGCAGCCAAAATTATGATTACAATGAGAATTATGATAATAATGATCCAGAACATGATTTTAAATTAAGTGGTTGAACTACAAATATAAAAAAAAGCGGTTATAAACCGCTTTTTGCATTAAATTCTTGTTTGATTACGACTAATGAGTTTAGAAGTTCTGCCCGATCGGACGAATCGTTTAGTAGTTCGGTTGTGAGAAGAACTTGCACCCAAAATTTTAAATTTTTGCGCGCTGCTTTGAATCTCGCTTTAGAGGTTGTGTTTTTTGGCATAAAAAATTGGTTTTTGTTTGATTTGAAGTTAGACAACGTTAAATTATTTGTTTTTATTGTAAATTTAATCTTCTAAGCTTCCTAACTCGGCTTTTACAGCATCCGTATAACCATAAGCTAATTCGCGAACCAAATAATTGTATTTTCCCATAATAATACGATTATGCACTACATACGACTTTTTGCGGGTTTTGCTTCCGTCTTTTCTTAGTCGGTTTTTCATGTCTACAAATCGAATTCTTTTATCGTGAGTAAGTGTTAACTGATTTGAAGTTATCACAAAAGCACGGTTATTCCAGAAATCTGAATTAAAACCTTGCATCGCTTTGCGCTGGGTTTCGTCGATTTCTTTTGCAGTTTCTTCTAAAACGCGACGAATAAATTTTCCTTCTAAAACTTCGTCGGTTCTGGTGGTTCGTTTAGCTAATACATTCATGGTAATTTATGTTAGTAAACTAAAATACACTTCATATCCTCGGGATTCAAAACCATCCCAAAATACTTTAATATCTACAGAATCTTCATTAAAGTGTTCAAATAAATTGCAAAAATCAGAATCTCCATTCGATTTGTTTTCTAAAATTAAATCGATGAAAGCTTTTACGGCCAATTGCACGCGATTATACAAATCAAGTATGTCGTCGTGTTTTAAATTATTGGTGGTAGATTTTTCTATAAGATTAAATTGCAGAAAGTTTCCGTATTTGGTCGCATCTTCTTTACCGTTCAAACCATGATCTGGTAAAACGGCAAACAGAATTATATTATCGCCTGATTTACGCTCTTTCAGAAATTTTACAAAATCGGAATCGGTGACAATTACTTGGGTGTAATTAATTGCATCGATTGTGTTTTTAACTTCGGTTAAAAATTCTCTAAGTCTGTTTACTTGCAGCATCTTCTTGGTTTTTTTCGTCTTGCAACTGTTTTACTCTAGCATCATACATTTTTATCATCATTGTCCAGAATGGCATTTTGCGAACTTTTATATAATCGCCAAACGCGCCACTTTCTGACATTGCAAATACAACGGAATCTAAACCGATGTCTGCAGCACTAATTTTATTATCGGAATTTCCGCCAGAGAATAGAATTGATAAATTTAATACTTTATCACCCCAAGGAACTTCTGCACCAGATACGAATATTTGCATGGATGCAAAATATAAATAAACGCCATAAATAAAACCCATTGGTGCATATTTAAACGCCCTAATTCGGTTTTCTAACTGGTGGAAGTTATAAGGAATTCGAACATCGCCATCGAAATCAGAAAAATGCTTTGTAATAAAATGAAACGATTTTTTTGGTCGGTACAAAGTAGCTGCTAATTCATAAAGCAAATTAACATTATTTGTTTGATTGAATTCTAAAAACAACCGAAGCGCATCGGTATATTCGCCAATAGTTATGTTTCCGAATGCGTTTGTTGGTCCGTGATAGGTTCGCCACAATGGTTTAAATTTTGGCACCGGATTATCTATATAATTTTGGATTATTTTTAGTTGGTGGTTGTCCTGGTCTATTTCAATTTTTTCAAAGAAAGTACTTTCTATTAATTCTTCTAGTAGAACTACATTTTGATATTTGGATTCGGTTGGATTATCGGTTTTAGCCGGAACCATATTCATTAACTTGTAAACGGCATGCGTTAGCAAATCAGCAGAGGAAATTTTATTAGTATGGTATTCAAAAATCAAACCGCACATATCAATATATTGTTGCGCATCGCATTCGGATAAGTCCGATGGAATGTAACGCGTTAGATTATCTGTTTGAATGGAGTGCATTATTTTGATTTTGAATTAAAAAATCGGCGTACCAAATAACCGCGAATAAATGAGGCAACAAAAAATACCAAAGTGATAATTACGTTTTGTTTGTGAGAAATTGGAATTCCCATAAATGGAAATAAAAATAACTGAATTATAAAACTCACAATAAGACCGATTACAATATTGGTGGAAGTTTCTATTACCGAAAGTTTTTTAGATTGCGCCATTATATAAATTTTAGATCATCGGAAATTCTCATTCCTAAAACTTTCATTTTGTGTCCGAATTCGTAAATGATTAATGCTTTAATTTCGGCATTGGTTGGAACATCTAACGGAATGAATTTGGATAAACCTCGCTTGGTTTTTTTAGGAATTAACAGTTTTGCTTCAATCATTAGTTTAATTCGTTCTTGATCGCGATCTAAAATGCCTTTTCGAATTTTTCGTTCGTAGGATTTTGATTTTAAATAACGTCGAAAATACTTTAGTATTAAAAAAAAGTGTTTGATTGATAAAAAAAAATTCTTCATAGTTTGGTTGTTTTACATTATAGAAAATCCTTTATCGTCTGCGCATCTATCGTATGGCATCGGAACAAAAGGTTCGGTTAGTTCGGTTGGTTCAATTGGCAATGGCTTTAATAGAGATTCGATATCTAATAATGCATTGCTTGCGCTTAAAGAAAAGGCTTGACGAGCTAACTCATGTTCGTTAAGCATTGCAGGTTTTTTAGCATTCATAGTAACTCTATCAGAAACTTGAAATTGCAAAACACCTTCAGGAAACATAGTGATAGATTTACGAGGAATTCCCCAAGCTAAGGCATAAAAGGCGCACGCTTCAATCGCTAAACCTTTTATTTTAGCTAGAATAGGGTTTTCTAGTTCTTCAGATTCCTTTATTAATTTCAATCGGTCTTCGCCGATACGAGGCAAAATTTCTCGGCGTTCGCATTCTGCTATTCCGGATTTAAGTTGCATTAATAAATAGCGAGATTCAATTGTAAAAACATCATTAAACTGACTAAGAGAATTTAAAAGCAATCCTTTTAACGACTTGTAGCTAGAAGAAGAAATCCAATTATAATAAATGGTTGCTTTCTTTGCGATATCATTTAAAGAATCATAATCTGATGGTTTGGATTCGTCTAGTAAATCAATCAAATCGTCTAAACCGCGATAGTATCTTCGTTGTTGGTTTTTTTCGTCTTTATCCAACATCCATTCAAACGCCATTTTTTCATTATCCGAATTTCGCATTCTGCGTCCGTCATTTGAATGACTTAAATCATTGGTTGGTGCAAATAGAGTATAAGCACGCATTGCAATTGGGTAGCGCAATGCACGGATAATGTTAGAAACATCATCGGAAAAATCGTACTCGTATTTACCATCGGTTAAACCATCAGTAAATTTATCGTGAAGTAAATCATATAAATCAGTTCCGATGAATTGACGAACTTCTTTTGAAGCTGTAATAAAATCGGATAACAAGTTGACAAATGAAATATTAGAATCTACAAATCCTAACAGTTCTTTGATTTCGTCTGAAGAAATATCTTGATTTTCTATGTTAAAAAATAGTTTCATTAGGCGTTAGGGTTTTTGGTTCTGTCGGCAGGCGATGTATTGGCTTGCATTTCTGGTGCGTTATGGAAGAATCCAACTTTCAATCCGCTATCTGGAAAGTTGGCTGAAATTGCGTAGTTCAGTGCTTTACAAATAATCATTTCTTGAATGTCTACACCGGTGTTTAAATAGTTTAGCAATGCGTAAATTTGTTCGCTTCCAGAATTGGCTTTCCCTGAATCGGTCATGTTAGCCAATACAGGATGAACATTTACACCAGCTGCAATTGCTTTGTCGGCTTTATCGGAAATAAGAATTTGCGATTCTACAAAGTCTTTAACTTTTTGATCCAAAACCTTAATTTCCCAGCCTTCTGAAATTAGTTCGTGACCTTTCACAAGTATACTAGTTGGAGTGTGCAAGTACTTACCAACATTCTCAGACGATGCCAGAACTAAACCAATTTGTTTAAGAAAGTTCTTTTCGTATTCAACCATCATCGATTCGGAATAGGTAATTTTTCTCTCAACGCAATCCGCCTGCATGGCTTTCCTTTTATTGTCCCAAAAACTACCCGGAGAAATGATGTGATACTTTAGATTTATCGAGTTCTTTGCATATGCTTTAAAGATTAACGGAACTGCAGTACTGCGATTAATCCATTCTAAACTTCCATAAATCTGAGGTACATTATAATAATCAGAACAGAAGCTATACATATTGCTGTATAACACTGAGTTATCAAACTCAAAAGGTTTTTCATAATCAAATAGAGGATAGGCCTTTCTATCTGCTATGGCATTGATGTGTTGGAATTGAAATGTAGAAGTAACTAAATGAGTTGGATCGTTGGACTTAGAGTCTTTAAGTCGCGCCAACCTACCATGAGATAATGGTATATGATGGAGCTTTACAAATTTACCCTGGTTAATTCGAGATCCTTTATTAGTTTCGAATCGAGTGTATACGCCTTGCATATGCTGGTAATCTACACAACATTTAAGTAGATAATCTTCATACTTAATAGATTGCAACCACTTATTAATAACTACATCATTTACACGTGTGCGCACATCCTTGTTGTCTTCTAAATCATCTCGATATAATTTAGGACCAGCACCCCAAAGTAGCTCTGTCTTTCTCGAAAGAAACCCTGGAACATTATAAGAGTTATCAATTACATCCTTAATAATCTTTGGAAGGTCATTGTTACTACCATATGGATAGATAAGATAGTCACCAATGTAATTGTGTATGTTCTGCCATTGTAATGTATTACCACTATTACTTGAACGGTCAAAATCTCTAGGAGTTTCAGCCACTTGATAAGTAAACGCTACATCTGGCATTTCAATGATTGCACCGCCTTTAGTATATTCTATATTCATGGCTTAATTATATATTCGTTAAAGGTTAACAGCAACGGTAAGTGAAAGAATTTAGGCTTGGAGCCTTGCTCTAAGTCTATGTAAGCAATTAGCTGATGCGATAAGTCGGATTGATTATCCCTTAATCCTTTACGAAACTGTGCTCTTTGCACATGTTTAATGCCATCTGTTTGTTTACGCTTCAAACTCAAACTTTGAAAAGAGAAAGAGAATGAAACACCGCAATCAGATAGCTCGCGCATTCTTTGTAAAGCTTCAAAAGGAGTTGCATGCATGTAATTACTATTTAATACAATATTACTCTGTGATTACATGGTAACGTGTTACATGAACACGTACTAAGTATGGTGTGCTACGCACTGCTAGTTGGTGGTCGTTCGTGCCTCACTTGGTGCGGTCTGTCATATTTCTGCAACATTTTGAGCCGATGTAATCACAAACCAAGTACATAGCGGGACGGTATTTTTTGTCTAACAAACAATTTTAACCCCTTTTTTATTTGGGTTAAATTGTTGTTTTTCAGTTTTTTATATTTTTTTTCTTTTGGTTTTTTAGTTTTTTTTAATTCATTTTTATTGTAACTATTCTTATTTAGATTTCATTTAAATAGTTAAAATTCCTAGCAAACACGCCACTTTACAACGTTTTTATTTTGTGTAATTACTAATATTTTGTATCTTTAAGTATTGATAACCAATAAATTACAATTATTATGAGTACAACTAATGTGCAAAAAAAGGAAGTTTTAGTAGTCGAAAATGCTAAAGCAACAAACGGAGTAGAAAACTTAAAAACTGCCGTACAAGCAAAGAAAATCGAGGATTTAAAGCCGATTGAAAAGCAAGAAAAAGAAATTGTTAAACTTCCGATTGTTCCAACGGCTGAATTTCGTTTGAAAATGGCGGAGCAATTCCGAATTTTAGGAGAGAAATTTAATTTTCTAAAAACTAAGGAAGACGAATTAAACAAATTTGTTTTGTCTAGCGATGGAACAAAAGAAAAAATTAGCCTTTCCAATGCTTCAGGATTTAAATTTGAGGTTTCCAACTCTCAAACTATCGAAAAAGTTTTAAAAGTGATTCAGGATGATTTAAGCGCTTTCACAGAAAGAGCCAACGAAGAAATTTTAAATTTTAAAATCTAGTAGACAAAAGCAAAGCGCAAGAAGTCGAAATTCTTGCGCTTTTTTTGATAACCAAAAATAAACGCCACGCAAAATGACAAATACAATTGATAAGAGCAAAAATACTGCTTTTAAACTATCCGCACAAGTAAAAAAAGAACTACAACAAAAAGGTTTTTCTAAACTTTTTAATTTCAGCGACTACCTACATTTTAAAAGACAATGCAAACACGCCTTTAATAAAGCGGTTGCAATAGCTGATTTATTTATCCAAGAGAACAACACAAATAATTCTGATTTTAACGATTATGTTTTTTAGTAATCGTTCATTAAAAATAGCCGAAAGTTACATTTTCAGAAAATGGCAACCGGCAAAGATTAACCCGAAAATAATAATTTCCGGTAACTGGTTAAAAAACGCAGGTTTTGAACCAGGAGAGCAAATAAATATCGAAGTAAGCCAAAATAAATTAATAATTACAAAGCCATGACAGAAGAACACAAAGCCAAAAGAGAAAAACTTCGCGAACTTTCAAAAATTGCCAAAATACGAATGGCAATGGATTGCGAAGGAATGACAGTAAATGAAATTTTAGTAACAGAATTTTACAGCGATGAAGAAAACCAAGAATTTAAAACTTTGCACACTTGGAGTAAAGAAGGTTACAAGGTTGTAAAAGGTTCGACTGCTTTTTTAATTTGGGGAAAACCAAAAGAGATAATTAAAAAAGATGCACCGCCAAAAAATGAGGACGAAGACGCAGAAGAATTTTTTCCGATGTGCTACCTATTTTCTAACGCTCAAGTAATAAAAAGATAATGTTAAAAAATAGAGATGTACCAAAGGAGTTGAAATTTTTCAACTCCTTATTTTTTGAATTTCAATACAAATTTAATTTGAATGAAATTTTTGACGATTTACTAACGATTATTATTTGCGCAATGGGAGCGCAAACGCAAGAGCCGTTATATTTACAAACTATAAAAAAATATGATAGAAAAGAACTAGACGCACTTTGCAAATTATTTGCCGAAATAATGAAAATTTATATAGATGCCAAAATTTCTGGCGATTGGTGCGACCCTTTAGGAACTTATTACGAATGTTTAGCGGGAAACTACAAAAAATCCAATTTTGGGCAATATTTTACACCAAAATCAATTTGTACTTTAATGGCAAATTTAGTAGTTAATTCTACCGAATGGGGAAAAAATGTAAACGAACCAGCGTGCGGAAGTGGTCGCCTAGTTTTAGCGGCTAACCAAGTAGCAAAAGGCAATTATTATATTTGCCAAGATTTGGACCCGATTTGCTGTAAAATGACTGCAATAAATTTATGTTTTCACGAAATAAGGGCAGAAATACATTGCATGGACTCGCTTAGAATGACCGACAGACGATTCACGTTGGTTACAAATTACGAATATTGGAAGAATGAAACAAACTCTATCTTTTTATATAACAACTCTTAAAACGGCTAATTTAAAGCCGTTTTTTTTAGTCAAAAAAAATTCCGCACAAGGGTGCGGAATTGGTTGTTTCTTTTTTCTTTTTAAAAACTAACGTTTTTTTAATTTTCTATTCCTTCAAAATCTAAAACTTCTACCATTTCCATTAATGCAGCAGAAAAAAGCGTCTTTTTTTCCAACGTTTCCATTAGATTAGTATTATCTTGAATGTGCTTTACCGCTTCAAAATGATTATTTGAATTTACCTTCATAACCATTTCAATAACTGAAATTAATGGCGTAACAACACTAACATACTTTTCCTTTAAAATCTTTTTAGCAGAATTTCTAGCTTGATCCAAAACAATAAGATTTTTAAAAGTATTATGTACGGAATTTGTCTTTTTCATAAATTATATTTTTTATTAATCTGCTATGTTTTTTTCATTTATTAAAACTCCAAGTTTAGTAAATTTATAAACAAACATACAAAATTTACCCAACAATTGTAGGATCCATTCCGACATACACATCGTGCGTATTTACGATATCAAAAAATATCTGTCTGCAAATCCAATATTTAAACGCATCCGAAAAATTGGTAGAAAACATTGGACGCGAAGCCAAAGGCAAACGCTCACTAGATTTATTTTTGTGAATAGTTCTCGTACCTTCTTTATTGGTTTTTATTTCGATTTTTGTAAGCTTTAACGACGATGTTAAACAAGGACATTTCAAAGAATCTATTTTTAAAATCGGTAAACCAGGAACAACATTTCCCATTATTTGCTTTGCCAAATTAAATTCTTCTTCCTGATAAATGGTTGCTTGGTTTTCACTCATCAAATGTACTGTCCAACCGCTAGAACTTCCGTCTTCGTTGTACATTATCGCATTTTTTAGATAATTTGCTTTATCTGTTTTTAATTTGGCATTTGCATTACCCGACCTATCGTAATACAAATACAACACTTTGGTTTTATGTTCTTTGTAAAATTCTCGGTATTTCGCACCCAAATGCGCTTCATCTTCTGGATTTAAAGTAAAAAATTCTTTCAAACCATACAAATAATTCCCGCGTTTTTGACCAGAAACCATACTACACATATCGCCAAAATCTACTCCAGCTTCCATTGGTCCGTTAATGTCGTAGTATTTTTTATTTAACGATCGGCATCCATCTACAATTTTACTTCCGATGATTGAAAATTGATTAAAATAACTAACATCAGTTCCGTCTTCATAAAAATGCTGGTCGCCAAGATAGGAGTAGAACGCTTCGCCTTTTGCAACATTAATTTTGAATGATAAAATCGCACTTTTAAATTCTTCCGCACCCAAAGCTTTTAAAGTTGCTTTGAAATATTTATCTGTCAAAATATCTAAATTGGCCAAAGAAGAAATTACATAAAAAAACGATGTATCCTTTCGCGCTCTTACCCAAAGTTCGTTCCAATGGTTATAGGATTTTAAAAGTCTTTTTTGCTGGCTTGTATCGCCTAAATCGGCGTAGGCTTTCATTTCTCTTTTAATTTCATTCAAGATCAAACCAGCTTGCAAACATAATTCAATTTGCGACTGATTATTTTCTTTTTCCATATCCATTATCCAATCGTGATCATTGGTCAAGATATTTGGCATATCGGTTGTAAATGTATTTCCCATATAAAAAACCGAATGCCCATAACGAACAAATTCACCACGCAAAGCTGGCGTACTTCGGTCTAATTTCTTTTTATTCAATAATCTGGCTTCGTCTCCAAAACGATGTTGGTAAGACGCACCGGCCAAACCAGATGGTTGGTCCAAACTACCTAAATTTATAAATGTTCCGTTGTAAATAGAAATCGTATGCTTGTAATGCAATGGCGGTTTGTAGGGTTTTTTAAAATGCGATGGCGGTCGTTTATCGGTGACAAAATGCACACCTTCAATCCAACCTTGGCGAATCCAACCTTCAATTAATGCCGGCAAAACATTTGTCAAAGCATTCATGTAGGTATCGGCAACAAACATCATATACGCACCAGGCATATCTTTAATAATTCGCATCGATCGTTTGGCAACAATATCTCCAGTCTTAGCAGTTGCACGACCAGCAACCAAATACAAATCTTTTGGCTGCACAATATCAATAACCGCCGAAATTTTGGAAGAATAATTAATTCTAGCGTTTGATGTGTCTTTATTTACGCGCGTTTTCCGACTCATTTGGGAAGATTTTAAAAGGTAAAATATCTGCTTCACGGAAAAGTTGTTGTTTTTCCTTATCGGATAATTCTAAAGTAGAACTTTCAATTAATGCTTTAACGTTATTTCTGTTGGCCTTTGTCATTCCAAAGTCTTCGACGTCAAAAGTGTAAATTATCCATTGTTCCTGGTTTAATAATTCATACGGAATTTCATTATCATCTTTATCATTTACACCACGTATATCGGCTAAATCTTTGTATAATTTACCGATGGAAACATAATCTTTAGTTTCTTTTGCAGAAAGTATAGCAGCTGTAATTAGCTTTTGCATTCCTTCAGCAATTATATTTTTCCACGCTTCTTTGGAAACATTGGTATCTACATAAAAATATTCTCTAGTTTCAGATATTACGGTTCTGGCTTTGCTCGGGGTTATTCCGTCATGAAAAACTAAATGTTTTATCACAATATCGTCGTTTGGATATAAATCAAAACGGAGCAACATACCGCGCACTTTCTCTAGCAAATTCAAATATTCAGCAACCCCTTCTGGCGCATTTTTTAAATCGCCATGAAGTAGAAATTCGGTTATATCGTCTAGCGATAATTCATTTAGTAAATTATGCTTCATCACCAAAAAATACTTTTCGTTTAATATTTTCAAAATCTATTTTATCTGCTTCTTTTAAAAATATTTGAGCTGCAGTAATATTTCCGCCTTCTGCCAATTCTTTTTGTTTTCCCATAATGGCTAGTTTGGTTTGTAATACTCCAGCATCGTAAGCTTCGCGAACTTCACTTTCTTTGTCGTTCCAAACTTTTAAAAAATACTGT